GGTGAACACGAATAAAGGGGATAAGTGTTACGGTAGCACGACAGGCTCCAACCCTGTAAGCGTGGGTTCGACTCCTACATCCTCTGCCAAATTTTAGTCAACTAAAAAGAGCCTTGCGGCTCTTTTCTTTTAAACTTTAATTTTTTTTATTCAGCAGGTTTACATGTATTGATTGCAATTGGCACTGTCATAGTTACGCCAGTATCATCACCGCCCCAAACTGGAATATTAAAGAAAGTAGTGTCTCCTCTGCCGCTCCACCAATCGCTTGCAATTTGATCACCTGTCACTGCAGTTGGTACAGTTGAAGTTTCGTAGTTAGTCCAATCAGTAAAATCTGTAATTGTAGTGTCACCCTGCTTGTAAGCACCGTCCGCCGCTTTTGTAATAAGTCCAAAGCCATTGATCCAAATATTTCTATCTGTGTCTGCGTCAACATAGTATTCATTTGCAAGCACTACTTTTACAGCAAACGTAACACTGTTATCGTTTTTAGGATCTGTCAATCCTGTGCTTTCCCATGCAATAACCTGTGGACTGTCTGCACTGGTAGCAGTAATTTCAACTTCTGTTAGTACCTGAGTACTGCCAACAAAAACATTTGCTTTTGCATTTTCACTACCTGCTTTATCCTGCCAGCAACGAATTGCGAATCTATAATCCATTTGACTTCTCCGAGTTTGTTATAACACGTTTATTTATCACCATATATGTCTAGTACTTCCGCAACTGCAGGGTGTCTTTCAATATCTGCGTTGTCGAAAGCACACACACTTATATACTTGCTTTCACTGTACTGTGCGTATAACTTTTGAAAATCCATAAGTCCATTTTCATACTCTTTGCGATCTGTTTGTGCAATATCTCCTGTTATAGCCATGCGACTATCGTCACCAATGCGTGTTAGTAGCATTTTCATTTGTCCTGGTGTAGCATTCTGCATTTCATCTGCAATAACAAAGGCGTTTTTAAAAGTTCGACCCCGCATGAATGCAAGTGGAGATATTTCAATCACACCTTCGGCAATCATGGTTTGTATTTGCTTTGCATTGTAGTATTCACGCACTACATCAAATATAGGCTTTGTCCACGGCTCCATCTTCTGTTCTAAACTTCCTGGTAGAAAACCATGCTTTTCATCGTCAACACCAACTGCTGGTCTGGTCACAATAATTCTGTCAATCGTATGATCCTTGAGAGCCTTTACAGCAGCCAGTACAGCCAGCATGGTTTTACCCGTACCTGCAGGTCCTGTTGCGAAAATAATAGTTTGTTGCGGATCTAAGAGTTTTTGTATATACTCTTTTTGGTTTGGATTGCGTCCATTTATATGAACTTGTTTTTGTTTTTGTGCTTGTGGTAAGTAGTGTACATTCGATTCTACAAATTCAGCGTGTGTCTGACGTCGCTGAGCTTTTGCTTTGCGCTGTTTTCTAGCCATTGTGTATGCTATCTCCTTGGGGTATAGAGAAGCATAGGAATGTTTGATTTCATGAAGACTGTATGCCTCCCTTTCAATATTACTTACGATACTATATGTGGAGTTATAGTATCATATATTAGATAAGTACGCATATAATGGATAAATAATTTTATGCTTCCAAACTATTTGATTTTGACACCTGATGGTGTAGGTAGCACCTATTTGCAGAGGGCTCTCACTGTATATCTAAACAGCGCAAACCTAGACTATTGGAATACACACGAACTGCTCAATGGACTAGGATTTTCACAAGGTAATCTTTGCAAAGAGGTTGATAAAAAATATTCACAGACCATACCTGAAATATGTGGATTACTAGAAACTACAACAAATAATTTAGTAAGTAGAATTGCACAATATCATATTACTAATCGCAGTAAACTTAAAAAAGAAGACTATCAACCATTATATGATGTGTGCAATAAAAAGTTTGATAAGATATTTTATTGTACTAGAGACCCATTCGAATATGCACTAAGTTGGAGTATTAGGCACAATACACATACGCTAAATGTGTTTAGCGTAGCGGATAGAATTGAAGTACACGGCAAATATATAAAACAAAAATTGAATTTAGAATATTTTAATCGCAAACTAGAACAATATAAAGGCTATGAATATTGGGCAGAGGATAATTTTAATATTACAAGAGCAGTAGACTATGACGACAATCACTGTGACGTTGATAACATGATGAAAGAATTAACAGGATTAGATCACAGTATTACGGATAGATTTGGTATTAGTTTACAAGATTATAGCACTGTAAGATACCTAGTTAGTATGTATATGCAAACCAAAGACAAACAATATTTGTTTGATAAACACAAAGCACCACTTGCAATGCAGTTAAAAAAGTTTATACAAAGCATGGTTCCAAGCAGACTACCAAATGAAATTCCTGTCAAAATGAATACTTTGCAAGACAAGCAGAATCGTGTGCTAAACTTTGACGAAGCAGTTGAAGTTTACAATAAATGGACAACTACAACTAACAACTATGCTGCAATATCACAACAAGATATTGCACAAAGAATAGAAATAGAAAGTAAAATCTATGCTACCTGAATACATATTTTTCACAGGTGTTCCAGGCAGTCGCTGGAGTGGCATTGCCAGGGAAATAAAATCCTCGGGTCAATACAACTGCACAGATCGTGCAGAACATCGCAATTACACTCATCATGGTTTTGCAGGTCACCAAGAAGCATACTATGGCACAGGCATGGAGTTTGATGTAAGTTTAGATCGATCAAACTTAAATGCTCCGTACACAGATGCAGATCCTGCGCAGGGCTGTAAACTAATAATGAGTCATGAGTGGCCCTACTACTTTGAGGCAATACAAGATGCTTATCCACTTGCTTGGATACAATTAGTATACAGACCAGACTGGGCAAGTTTTCTGTGGTGGAAGCAAGCAGGTGGATTCGATATAACATACCCAAACTATGATTGGTATGAAAGTGATTACTTTATGACCTATCGTATTCAAGAACAAAACAAGTTAATACTTGACTTTGGACAAAAGCATAGTGTACAATGGCTACAACATAATAAACACAGTGATATTTTTATAGGTACTTACAAGCCTAATGCTGATAACTAATCTAAATTATTGTAAAAGCAGAGCTAATTATCGCGGTAAAACAAGTGGAGGGGATCATCCCAATAGATGCAATAAATCCCTTAGATCAAAACAAGACTGGTATGACTACCCTATACAGGACTTTGAATATGAATTTAACAGTTGGGGATTTAGAGGTCCTGAATACGAGCAATATATTGGCAAGCCAGTAAACATATGTTTAGGAGACAGTTTTACAGTTAACATAGGAGGTCCTATAGAACACAGTTGGTGTAGTCAACTAGCACAGAGATTTGATATACCTACACTGAATTTTGGAATGGACGGTGCTGGCAACGATGCAATTAAGTTAGTATATAATAAAGCATGTCTAGTGTTTGATGTAAAGGATACTTTTGTAATGTATAGTTTTTTGCATCGTCGGCTGTGTATGGGTAAGTTTATACAAGTAACTGATGAATTTATAGATAACAAGGATTATTTCTTAGAACAAAGAATAACAAATGCATATGAAACTGCACTACCTTTGTATTGTTTTACAAAAATTGAAAAAGCATTTTTAAAGCACTGTAAAATTTTTACCGTTGATGCTAAAGAAAGAAACCGTGACGGATTTCATATGAACAAAGAAACAAATAAAATATATGCAGACTATTTGTACAACCAATGGAAATTAAAAAATGAACCACAAAATACTACACAAACTTGAAAAAATGATACATGTTAGTCCACAGTTGTTGCGTAATCCAGTAACACTACAGCAGGCTATACAAGGCACGTTTAACATTGAAATTGATGATGTGTCCTATAATAACATTGGTGAACTTGTTGATCGTATTGATGACAAAGTATTACACAAATACTTTGGCGGTGTTTGGAACGGCGGTATTAAAAACTTTAAATGGAGTGGGCTACGTCTAATTGATGAAGTCAATGCACTAAAGCCGCGCCGTGTACTAGACATTGGTTGCGGGTATCACGAATTCAAAGGCAAAATTCATAACCTAGTTGGCATTGATCCCTACAACAAATGTGCAGATCATGAAGTTGCACTGTTAGATTATCATCCAGAAGAAAAGTTTGATGCAACACTTGCACTTGGTAGTATTAATTTTGGTAGCACAGATAAAATCTATGCAGAACTTGAACATGCAGTAAGTTTGTGTAATCCAGGTGCGCTTATGTATTTCCGTGCAAATCCAGGCTTACCACACGACAAAGCAGAAAGTGATTGGATTTACTTTTATCCATGGGACAGTAACTTTATTGTTAACTGTGCAGAACAACTAGATGTGGATATACTAGACATTAGAACTGACACTCACAAAAATAGGTTATACTTTGTGTGGCGGACTAAATAAACTTATACTACAACTAACGCTCTCATAAGGCGGAAGGCCCAGAAGTTCAGTTGTAGATTCCCGTAAATTTTAAAAGGCACGATCGGTGTTTGCACCGTCGTGGATTCTCTATGATTGAAATGATAGCATACTTACTCGCAGGAGTATTTTATGGACTTATTATAGGCATTATACCTAGTGCAGGTGCAACCACAGGCTTGGTAGCACTATTTGGTTTTATAAGTTATTTTGCACACGAACCATATATGGGTGTAATATTTCTTATGGCAGTTGTTGCAGCAAGTACAACAGGCGACAGTTTCACTGCAATACTGCTAGGTATACCCGGTGCTAACAGTGCTGCGGCTACTATGGTGGATGGCTTTCCGCTTGCACAACGTGGCAGGGCAGGGTATGCTATCAGCGCGGCTGTAACAACAAGCACAGTAAATGGTATACTATGGGGCTGTTTAGTATTTCTACTCCTGCCGTGGTACACTAATCTAATATACATATTTGGTGTACCTGAACTGTGGGCATTTGTTGCACTAGCATTCGCTACAGTTGGATTTTTAAGTAATCAGTACTGGTTTCGTACTGTGTGTGCAATTGCATTTGGTATTTTTGTTGGCTTAGTTGGATGCAATCCAGACAACAATGCTCCTCGTTTTGGTGCAGAATATTGGTTCTACCTCGAGGATGGAATACAGATTATGGCAGTTGCAGCAGGACTATTTGCTGTGCCAGAACTTACAAGAGGACTATTTCTCAAACATAAAACTGCAGACAGTGTGATTGCTAAAGGTGAACTTTGGGCAGGCATGAAAGCAAGTTGGGAGAATAGATGGCTTGCACTGCGCGGCGGCTTTATTGGTGCGTTTATTGGCTTGCTACCTGGACTTGGTGGACAGATGGCAGACTGGATGGCATATGGTCAGGCAGTTGCTAGTAACCCTAATGAAAAGTTTGGCAATGGTAACATCAAAGGTGTAATAGGACCAGAGGGTGCTAACAATGCACAAAAAGCAACATCAATGATTACAACAGTAATATTTGGAATACCGGGTGCAAAGTTTGCTGCTATACTAATGAGTTTGTTTATGTACCTAAACATAGAACTAGGCACTCCGGATATTGCAGAGGACACAGAATTATTTAAAAGTATGACATTTGGCTTCTTGGGTGCTACAATTATTGTTGCACTTATTTGTATGTTTCTAATAAAACCTATTAGTAAACTAGCCGCAGTACCATACAAATACTATTTTCCTGTGCTACTAGGATTAATTATTTTTACTAGTATGCAGTACACAGGTGGATGGGAAGACCTTGCAATGTTAGCAGTATTTTCTGTAATAGGATTTACAATGCGGCATTACAAGTTTAGCAGACCTGCTATGTTAATTGGTTACATACTAGCAGAAAAAGTTGAAGGATTAACACTTCAGATCACAGGACTTTACACTGTGGAAACACTTATAACAAGACCAATATTCATGACACTAATTGTATGCATTATTGGAATATTCACATACAGTATTATGAGAAAAGGAAGAATAGATTATGCGTAAACTTTTACTATCACTAGCACTAATGCTAGGATTCACAACATCAGCAGTTGCTGATTACACAATGATTGTACCACAAAAGCCAGGTGGCGGTACAAGTCAGTGGGCACAAATTGTTGCTACTGAAATGGAAAAGTACTTGGATGGTGAGAAGATTGTTCTCAAGCATATCCGTGGTGCAAGAGACATTCCTGGCTTTAACAAGTTTCACAATGAACTACGTTTTGATGACAAAACTATTATGGTAAGCAATGGCGGTAACGGTGTTAGTTTCCTCAACGAACAAGTTGACTATAACTACAAAGACTATGACAGTATTGGACTAATGAACCTTAACATCATTACTGCAGTGTATGGTGATCACGATCCATACAATGGTGGCAAAACTAGTTTCAGTGGCGGGGGCGGAAAGATCCCTGAAGGTATTGCAATGACACTGCTAAAGTGTGGTAACTTGCCTAGCACAGAAGCATACATTGGTTGCTTTAATGAAAAGGTAAACTGGATTAAAGGAATGAAGGGCAACGAAAGGCGTCTTGCATTCAAGCGTGGCGAACTTAACGGTACTCGCGAAAATCCTGCAAGTTTTAAAAAGCATGTACAGCCAGTAATTGACAAAGGTGAAGCACGTTTATGGTTCCATCATGGTATTCTACAGCCCGACGGTTCACATGCAGATGATCCAAACTATCCAGGCATTCAAATGGAAACACAGTTTAGTAACATGTACAATGACATGCCAAAAGGTGATCTAGCAGATGCTTACAAACTTGTAAAAAGTTTCCGTGATGGTTTGCAAAAAGCACTATGGGTTAACAAAGGCAATCCTAACCGTGCAAAACTAGTAGCAGCACTAGAGCAAGTTTCAAAGAATCCTGAGAGTATTAAGAAGATTCAAAAGAAAGTTGGCAAGTACGAGTGGATGCTAGGTGATGCAGGTAATGCACAAGTTGATACGCTAATGAAGTTTGTTACTGCAGATGCACTAAAAACACTTGTAGAATTTAACACACAAGCATTTGGTATCAAAGCAGTTTACAAGCCAGAGCTTGTAAAATAATGGCAAACATCTTAGTGATTAGTGGCCCGCAGGGCACAGGTAATCATGTGTTTAGTAAAGTTCTCTCCATGCACAGTAATGTGCATGGTTGGGATCAACTTTTGCGTGAATACTGGATTAACCATGACAATGCTCCATTTAAAGATATTTGGAATACACCTGAAAACATTGACAAATATGACTGGACTGAGCATGAAAACTATGTGCTTAGTGTAAGTGGACCTTATGTTGACAAAGATCACGACGACATAAGACACACAAAGTATCCTAACTACAAAGAAGTATTGCGTAGGCTCAATGAAAAAGGCAACTTACAAGTTGGTATAATTGGAAGAGATCAAAACATTACTGCACAAAACCAATTACGCAAGCGTGGTGTTGAGAGTTTGCATAACTACTTAAATAAGATCGAAGATATCGTGGAGTATCGACACACGTTTCTAAGTGTTGAGTTGCTTTACATGTTTAGACACCAGTATGTTAAAAGTCTTGACAGCGTATTAGATATTCCTGTAGATTACACCAATGAACGTTTGCACTACATACTTAACAAAGATCCAAATGCAAAGTATGTACACTATGTAGAACACAGTTGGTTAGATAGACGCAGAAACGATGTAGGACATATGATTGACGGCAGTCAACCTCACATTGAAAAAGACACAAAATGAGAGATTGGAATAAAAACACAAAACTAGACAATCCTGACTTATATCCAAGCAGTTGGGATTGGACTGTTAGACACAGTGAATATCATTTTGATGACACTGTAGAGGATAAACCTGGCGACTGGTTCGAAGTGATTGGTAGATTTGAAGGCGATTGGCAAGAGGAACGTGATAGACTTGTACAAGCCACACATCCTGTAAACTGGGCAACTCGAAAACACTTTGCACAAAAGCGTAAAGACCCTCCTATGTTAACATCAGAAGAATATGATATTGCACAAGCAGGCGGTGATCCAAAAGGTTTGATGTTAACAAACAAAAATAGTTTTGCTGATTGGTCAGACTACCCAACACTGTACAAAATGATGGATTATTTTCAACTAACAAGCGACGGTGTTAGTTTAGTTAAGTGGCAAGCACACATACAAATGACTGGTCAGATGTTTAACATGCACATTGATAAACTATGGGATAGATGTCCAGATGATCCAGAGCGTATTGTGCGTATTACTATAATGTTAGATGATTGGAAGCCAGGACATTTTTATATGTATGGAAACTGCATGTACGACAAATGGCGTGCAGGAGAAGTGCATGTATTTGACTGGAGTAATGTTCCACACTGCACAGCAAACGCAAGCAGTCATCCTCGTGCAGTGTTGCAAATGACTGGACTTAAAACAGATCGTACTCGAGAAATACTAGCAAATTCAAACAAAGATACAATATTTAAAATATGAAAATTACATTTACAGGACGTAACAGTCAAATAGGTGCGTACTTTAAAGGCAATTACAATTATCATAGTTACCAATTGGATGACAGTGATACTTGGAATGCCTTGTTAGACAGTGACGTAATATTCTTAATACTGCCCAAAACTGAAACTATGTTAGATGACGCCAAGCGTTTTATGCTTAGTGCGATGAATAGCAATATTAAACACATTGTAAAAATAGGCAGTCTTGGTCCATGGAGGCTTATACACAGCCAACTAGAATCATTTATGCGGGAAGCACGACTTCCATATACAAGTTTTGATATTGCTCCTCTAATGAATAATCTATTTACTGAGCAGTACAACAATGGTGTATTAGACAACTACAGAGGTCGTGCCACTGCACCATACTTAGATCCACGCTGTCTAGCAACTGCAATAGAACAGTGCTTAGGTGATAAAAAACATTTTTATAAAAACTACAATGCAACAGGACCTATACAATATACAATAGAACAAGTAGCACAAACAATGAAGAAAAATGGATTTGTTGTTAACAAGATTAACAATGCAAAATATGAAAAGTCACATAGTGCAATGACGGCTAACACAAATGATTTTGCATTAATGAAAACGCTGGGTGCTAGATATCTCACTGAGGACTGGGCACCTGAAACTTGTTGGGATCTTAAATGTCATTTTAATATTGGTAGCAGAACATTAGATCAATTCATGAAAGATGACCAACATATTTTTACACAAAATTTTGCAGAAGATAAAAATTTATGACAGTACTAATCGCCGGCGGTGATAGTTTTACTTACGGAAGTGAACTACCTAGTCAAGAACATGCTTGGGCAAATATAATTGCTCAACGTAAAGGCTGGAACATGTGCAACACCGCACGACCAGCAGCAAGTAACAGTAGTATACGCCGCAATGTAATGAATGCAGTAAACAAGTACAAAGACCTAGACTTGTTTGTTGCTGTAATGTGGAGTTTTCCTAATCGTTACGAGTTTAGATTTGCATATGATACCGGGCATGTAGATAGTCCATGGTACAGTATAAATCCTTGGACTTACAACGAACAAAACTTTGAAGATCATTTTCATAACAAAGATGATGCGGTATTACAAGCACAGCAAGCAAATAGAGCCAATGCAGAAGCAACAGGTATCAGTGATTTTGCTAAAAGTTATGTTGAAAACGTAGCACAAACTGAATATTGGGAACTATACACTAGTTGGTGTGAAATAGTAATGCTGCAAAACTACTTGGATAACCACGATATAGCATATGCATTCTTGTGTGTTGATAATAGTTTATTTGAATGTAATAGTGGAATGGACACAACACTGTCAACTCTAAGACAAAGTATACACTGGTTTGCACATGATGAAGGCATGTATACATGGGCAAAGCGAACACAACAGCCGTTTTACACAACTCATCCTCAAGAGTCTGCGCACGTTGAATGGATAAATATGTTATACGATAGGATAGTGTAATGGATATTGTTGATATAGTAAAAAACACAAAAACAATCTACATGAGCGAAAGTAGCCTCGAAACCATGATGGATATTGAGCGTGTCATGGATAGTTTGGATTTATATGCTTTTAAGAATTGGAAAAAGGGCGAACTAGTAGAAGGCCCTATCCGTAAAAAGCATTGGGTAGAAGCAACATTTATGTGGCCCAAGAAGGCAATGCCTGATCCAGATGGAGCAAAACGACTTTTAGGTTACAACGCTAAAGTTACATTCCAAGAAAGTAAACTTAGCACACCAGTTAAAATAGAAGGCTATGATGATTTTCGTCCTGGCACAAAAAAGGCTAAGATGCGTGAAGATCCTGTGTGGCTAGTTAGTATTAAACTTCCTATTGAACTTATTAAAGAGTTCAAAGATGGCTACATGGATATTGAAGGCAGTGAAATTGATCTACAAGAAATTGATGATGCTTACGAAGAAGGCTTAGATCAAAGCGAACTAATGAACACAAAGACAGACGAGGAACAGCAGGATGGCGCTTGATCCACAAGACCTAGAAGGTCGAGTTGAAGATACTGTACACTTTGATGAGTACAAACCAAAGATGGGCAAGGATGACGCAGTAATTGTTGCTACATTTAAAGTGTTTGGCAAGCAGCCAGCAATGGATCTAGAGAACTTTATTGAAATGGGTTATGACTGGGTAATTGATGCAGAGACTAGTGCTGGAGAGATTAGCGAAGGTCGTTATATAGTATTTGTAGAAGCAGAACGCCGTAGTACATATCCACAAAAGTTTATGAGTATGATAAGCGATTTAAACAATCTCACAGATGTAGAAGATTGGAAGATGATGTATTTTGCAAAACCAGACAGTAGTAAAAATGCAGTGCAAAAACTCTCACAAGACACGCTCGCTAACAGTATTCCACTTAGTCCAAAAAACTACAGGGATGCTCAAACTGCTGCAATAGCAATTGAAAGTATACTAAACACAGCGAGAGTACCTCGCACAAAAGGAGACATCAATGAATTTAGAGCGTTTACAAGAAGACCTCGCGACTGACGAAGGCGTAGTATATGAAGTATACCTAGATCATCTAGGTTTGCCTACTGTTGGCATTGGGCATCTTATCCTTGAGAGCGACCCCGAGTACGGTGCTGATGTAGGCACTCCAGTAACTGAAGAACGTGTTACAGAACTTTTCCAAAAAGATTGTGAAATAGTACTAGCGGATTGCCAAATTCTTTATCCAGACTTTGATGACTTGCCAGAAGAAGTGCAGTTAATTGTTGCCAATATGATGTTCAACATGGGCCGTCCTAGACTAAGCAAGTTCAAGGGTATGAAGCGTGGCGTTGATAATCGCGATTGGAATGATGCTGCAGACGAAATGGTTGACAGTGGTTGGTACCGTCAGGTAACTAACAGAGCACAGCGTCTTGTTGATCGCATGCGAGCTCTAGCATAACTTGGAGACGATTTGAGTCAAGTAAAGTACAAACCAATAAAATGCCAGAACTGCGGTGATAATAGTCATTGCGGAACGCAAAACTGGCGTGAAGAGCGTACTTATGAAGGCGGTCATAATTTAATTAAAATATGCGATACATGTAGATGTAAGGAGTGTGAAAATGATAAAAAAATTCATAACAAGTAGATTAGAAGAAAGAACAAGTTGGGACGGAGCAATGTTAATTGCAATGGGTCTCATTGTTTTAATTGCAGGACCATTTGCTAAACTAGCAGCGTATATTGCTATTGCATATGGCGCATGGACAATTTACAAGAGCGAATAAATGTTTAAAATATATGTATTAATTGCGCTTATGGGCGTACTTGGCATCGCTGGATATGGTGCCAAGTATTACTACGACACAACGCAAGCAGAGATAGCAACGTTACGAGACAACAATGCTAAACTAGAAGTTGCGATTGAAACCAGTGAAGCAAGCATTGATACACTAAGAGCAGAAGCAAAGAACAACGCAAAACTACAACAAACCCTACAAGCACAGTTGCAGGAAGCAGAAGCGTATGGAGATAACTTACGCAAAAAACTTCGTCAATTGGACTTGCTAGGAGATGCATTAAGAGATGCAGCAAATCTAGAAGGACGTATGAATGGCGCAACAGCAAAACTATGGCGTGAAATCATGGGCGAGACCGGTAGTACTGATGGCAGTAGCCGTCCTCTTCCTAAGTGGTTGCAGCCGGCTACAACCGGAGCCGGAGATCAAAGTAGTAACGCAGACGGTGAAAACAACAGTACCGATAGCGACACGACCAAAGCCAATTGATTTAGTTGACACCCGTGTATATGTAGTCAACGAAGCAAACTTAGAAAAGTTTATTGAAGACTTTAAGGCAGAGAATGGCGACTTAGCATTTGTTTCACTAAGCGTTAAAGATTATGAAAATTTAGCACTTAACGTGGCAGAACTGCGCCGCTTTATCAATCAACAAAGTGAGATAATAGTCTATTACGAAAAGGCAATGCAGCCTGATGAGCCTGCAAAAACAGACTAATACACGTTACGGTTTAATGTCCTACTACCATGAGGATCCCACAATAGGGCATAGTTTAAACTTGTATGGAGAATACTGTCATCCTGAAATAGAGATGATACTAAGTTTAGTCAACAAAGATAGCATATACATAGACATAGGTGCTAACATAGGAACACATACTGTAAGTATTGCTCCTCATGTTCAGCAGGTATATGCGTTTGAGCCAGACGTCAATAACTACGAACTACTGATAGCAAACACACGAGATTACAATAATATAAGTGTGATAAAAAATGCAGTAAGTAACTGCGACTCCTTTGGTAATACAGAATTTAACTTTGGAAAAACTAGGTTTGTAGAATCAAATGGCTCTAGTATATCTAGGACTATTGACAGTTATGATATAGAAAAAATTGACTTTGTAAAGATAGATACAGAAGGTTTCGAACTAAGAATACTACAAGGCATGACTGGTGTGCTTACTAATCAACAACCTAGTATACTAGTAGAGATGCAAGATCCTACTACATATTGTGAAATATATGATTACTTAAAAACATTTCACTACTATATGTATTGGATGCCTGTGCCAACTTTTAATCCAAATAACTTTAAAAAAGAATCCCAAGACGTGTTCGGCCCAAGACACGGAGTAATTAATTGGATTTGCAGTATTAAACAGTTAAATACAACACTGCAACCAGTAGTGGATAGAGATGACACTGTGGAGCGTATGAACTGGAGGATACAAAACAATGTGGGACATGATACAAAGCATGGCGAGTGATCGCCTTTGGATTTATACAGGAATATTTGGTAGTTTATTTGGTGCTGCTTTTCTGTTTTGGTTCAAAGACACACGCATGGCTATATGGGCAGTGCGCAAGTTTGATGCAAGTCTTGAATGTTTGGCTACTAAGTGGGGTTGGACTTGGTTACAAAATGATCCCAATGCATGGCGTGTAAAGTATCCAAAGATAACAAATAAAATTGACGAGTTAGAAGCTCGTATAGCCAAGATGGAGAGAGAAGATGGCTGAGCCAACAAAAGAAGATATTGCTGCAGTTAGAGCAGCAACAGGGACATTTCATCCCGCGGACTCAAATGGTGATGGGTATGTAACTAAAGAAGAAGAACAAATGTACCTGGAGTTTAAGCGTAAAGAACTTGAAGATGCAGATGCTATGAGAGATGCACAGCGGAAGATGGCATGGTTTGCATTGTTTGGAATGTTATTGTATCCTGCAATCGTGCTGATTGCAAATATTGTTGGCATGGAGCAGGCTGCTAAGATTTTAGGTGATATGGCTGCAGTATATTTTGTATCTGTTGCTGCTATTGTTGCAGCATTCTTTGGTGCACAAGCAGTAGGCAAAGCCAAAAAGTAATTTACAATCAAGTCCTAGTATAGTATAATTACAGTTATGAACTATTATGATGTACTAGGACTCGAACCTACATGTAGTCCTAAAGATATACAATCAGCGTATCGCAACAAAGCAAAACAGCATCACCCTGACAGTGGCGGTGATGTTGATACCTTTCATGCTGTTGCTGAGGCGTATGAAGTTCTTAAAGATCCACATAAACGTGCAGCATTTGATCATCGTAACAGTCGCAGACAAAACATTAAAATAAACACTGGCAATATGGATAGTGTATTTGATGATATGTTTACAGTATTTGGAGGTGCAGGCTTTCATCCCAGTAAACGAGAATATCACCGTGCAAGAGCTAACAAGAATCTAGCAATAAGCATAGACTGCACACTAGAAGAAATACTAGCAGACCAAGAAAAAACAGTTAGCATAAAACACACAGATGGTAGCAGACACCTAGTAAATCTCAAAATACCCAAAGGCATTAACAACGGAACTAAAATAAAGTATGGTTCATTGGGAGATAAAACACACAGCAACTTGCCGCCAGGTGATCTTACTGTTACGATAAACGTAAACGAACATGATGTATTCGTAAGAGAAGGCGAAAACTTAAAAATGCACTTGACAGTAAGTGCATGGGATGCTATAATAGGTACAGTAGTTCAGATTAATACACTGGAGAATAAAAAGATAAACCTTAATATTCCTGCAGGTACACAGTACGGCAACAGTTTGAAAATACCAAATCACGGACTATGCGATAAGTCAAACGTTAGAGGCGATTTGATTGTACAAGTATTAGTAAAAATACCTGAAAACTTAACACAACAGCAATTAAATATATGCACAAAACTAAGAGATGAGCAACAATGAAAACCGCTAGAGAAGTAGACCAAGCACTAGAGACCGCAGGCAAAATTGCAGGCAAGTACGGACATGTATACATCAGTACTGAACACATGCTACTAGGTATGTTTAAGAATGTCGACTTTGCTAAAATGTTAACTAGTTTTGGAATACAACTAAATGATCTACAACTAGATATAGAAAGCCATGTTGCTGATACATTTCAATCATCGCACGGCAAAAGCCAAATAAAAACACAAAGTCTAGAACGTGTGTTCAATCGTGCGCTTACAAGTGTATTGTTTAGTGGCAGAGATATGGTTAATTTGCTAGACATCTTTATTAGTATTATGAGCGAAAACAACAGTCATAGTAGTTACTTTCTAATGAAGTATAACGTAAACAAGGAAGAATTTATACGTTTTGTAAAACAAAATAACAAAAGTAGCCAACTTAACAAGCAACAGATGCAGTATCTAGATGGTGTTATTGATGAATACTGTGAAAATTACAATGAACAAGCCCAGCAAAAAACCTTGGATCCTGTTATTGGCAGAGACGATATTATAGATGATATTACACAAACATTTGCACGCCGTAATAAAAGCAACGTGCTTATGGTAGGTGATCCAGGTGTTGGTAAAACCGCAGTCGCAGAAGGACTTGCTGTAAAGATTGTTAACAAAGATGTGCCTGAATATTTACAAGATCACATAGTTTACAACTTGGATGTAGGCAGTATGCTTGCCGGAACACAGTATCGTGGACAGTTTGAAGAACGTGTTAAAGAAGTACTAGGCGCATTGATTGAAAAGAAAAAGTGTATCCTGTTTATTGATGAAGCACATACTCTTAAGGGTGCAGGAGCAGGCGGCAGTGGAGGCACAGATTTTGCTAACATGCTAAAGCCTTACTTGGGCAGAGGCAAACTTAAAGTTATTGCAAGCACAACCTGGGAAGAATACACAAGCAGTTTTGAAAAAGATCGTGCGCTAATGCGCCGCTTTTATCATGTTACTGTAACTGAGCCTACGCCAGCACTTGCTAAAAAGATTCTTATGAATAGTAAGAAATACTACGAAAAGTTCCACGCTTGTAAGATTACCAAGCAAGCAGTTGAAGATGCAGTAGATCTAAGTGTGCGATATCTCACAGACAAGAGACTACCAGACAAAGCATTTGATATGATTGACAGTGCTAGTGCAAAGCAGCGTAGGCTTGGCATAAAGGACGCAGTCATTGATCGTCAAAACATATTAGAAGAAATTAGTAAGTTTGCAAAGATTCCTATTGCACAACTAGAGGACAACGAGGATACAGTAAAGCCTCAGGACATCGAAGCAAGCATTAAAGCACAGGTGTTTGGACAGGACAAGGCAGTAGATGGTGTTCTTGAAAAAGTTTGGGTTGCTAAAGCAGGACTTAACAAGCGTGATAAAACACTAGGTGTGTTTGTGTTTACTGGTCCAACAGGCACAGGTAAAACAGAACTTGCTAAACAACTTGCAGAAGCAAACGCAATGAAACTACTACGCTACGATATGAGTGAATATCAAGAGCGTCATACAGTTGCACGTTTTATAGGTGCACCTCCGGGGTATGTTGGATTTGAGGATAGTAACCTTAGTGGCGGATTACTAATTCGTGACATTGAACGTAATCCACACAGTGTAATATTGTTTGATGAAATAGAAAAAGCACATCCAGATGTAAGCAATGTATTACTGCAGTTGATGGATGAAGGATTTGTTACAGGATCAAACGGCAAGCGTGTAGATGCTCGTAACAGTTATGTTATCCTCACAACTAATTTGGGTGCAGCAGAATCAGAAAAACGTGTAATTGGATTTAACGATCAAGAACATCATACTGAAGCAGCAGACGAGGCATACAAAAAGTTTTTCGCTCCAGAGTTTCGCAATCGTATTGACGCAGTTTGTAAGTTCGGTCCACTGCCTGAAGTTGCTAAACGCAAAGTTTGCATGAAGTTTATCAAGGAACTACAAACGCAACTAAAAGAAAAAGGCTTTGCTCTACACATTGACGAATCAAGTGTTGATCTTATTCTTCAAAAAGGATATGATGACCAAATGGGAGCAAGACCGATGGCTCGTGCTATTGATACTATGCTACGAATGCCAATTGCTAAACAAATAACAGTTGACAATCCTGAGAAAGGCTGTAAAATAAAAATTAGAAATGTAGACAATAAACTGGTTATTAGATTTAGGCATACAGATGGAACAATTACAGAAGCTGGAGGCTCTGAGCAATCAGTACAACCTCCCGTTACAGCATAACGACAGACTGTTCTACGGCAAGTATCTGTTTAGACTTAGCGTACATATGTATCGTTATCACTATCCACAACTTATGCGTGTACCTACAATTGATAATTACGGGTGGAAAATTGATACAGAATACAGCACAAGTTTTACAACTACACTAAGACGTTACGCAAACAAATGGAGCGATCGTGTGCGTGTAGAAAGTCAGACACTAAACTACTATTCGGACAATTTAGATAGAATACAAAAACTAGTTGAGTATGTTACTAGACTAAAGACAAAAGAAGATGATATTACTGATCTTATGCTTGACCTGATAGCAATACGTTATTTTCCAGGCACAGTAATAGAACGTAATATAAGATATCGTAAAAAACGTTTGCCGTATGGAAAATTTAAATTTCAAATACTAGGCGAACGAATGTCCTACGAACAGTTCACAGATTGGACAAATTGGTCGGCACAATATCCAGATCAAATTAAGACCAATAGTAATGACACTATTCGTAGATGGGGAACATGGTGTGGAGAAAGCATTGGCTACATCAGTGACGAAAAAATGCTGCAACTTGTACAATTTAAACTTGGATCTTACATTAATAAAATTGTTGAATATCAAATTAAGGAAACATACTAAAATGATGAATCAATCACTTCTTAACACACTTGTTGAACGTAAACTTGTAACAGAAGAAACACTGGTATATGCTCGTGTAAAAAGCAAGGGTTTAGGCGGCAAAGACATCTTTATCAAAAAAGATGTGTATTGGTATCCAGAAATGCCGGCTGGTGCTATACATGATGTAGAAGGAATGTTACCAGAACGTTTTGCTAAGGCATACAACATCAAACCTGATGGCACATACAAAGAACAAAAGAAGCGTGGACGTAAGCCAAAGCATGAGATAGCATAAATATAGTATATATTTTATAGGAGATTAACCCAATGCCAACAGTAACAAGAAGTACAGGCACCGCTCACATGACTGTGGGTGTACAACATGAAATAGGATGTCACTGTTACTTGCTTACAGTACAAAACGCAGCAAACAGTAATATTGACCTTAGAGCAGAAGATGATGCAGTTAACGAAGCAGTAGAAGCGATCATTATGGAAATTGCTCCACTTGCATACTTTGTTACAAATAGTAATGCTGGAACAATTGCATTGATTATGGACAAAAATGTTGACGATCACGCAGAGTTACAGGCTCGCATTAGAAAGATTGGTAAAGATTCAGGTGCTACTACAACAAGTATTGGCCCTAACGACATTGACATTAGTGGATCAGATGTGCTACCAATACGTTCAGTTGGAGCATTATCAACTGAAGGTGTAATGGCATTTACAGGTGCTAGTTAATGGCTAAACTTAATGAGCAAATGCTAGTAATCAAAGTAAGTGAACTACTTAAAGACGATCAAGAGGCACATCCGCCTCTTAATCCAGAGATACTGTCACAGTTAGAAGCAGTAATTGGCGAACTAGCAGGTGTAGGTAAAATAGTAGAAGTTATTCAGGAATCATAATGCCAGCAACAACCAGCACCACACTACTAGCGTCAACAACTTTTGGTTCGTCAACGGGCAACTATGATGGCAGTTCTGCTGCATTTAATAGTGATAAAGTTAAAGGCGATGGGTA